GCTTGATTTCTTGGAAATTCTTTTGATGCAACAGCCATGCATCTCTCCATAAACTTACTTTCTTTTTCACTTGGTCTTGGATTAGGCAGCGGCATCAGTCTTTTATATTTCTACGTTTATCGTGTTCCTCCAACATATCTTTTAATATTTGGTTTTCTTCACGCAATTCATCTACCTTATCTTCCAACTCATCAACCTTAGCCAATAATTCTTTAACTTGTCCTCTCAAATCATCTATTAACAACTGATAAACACTTATTGACCTTTCAATATTGTTTATACTCATACCTTCCAATTCTTTCTTTGCTCGTTTTCTACCGATAAAAAAAGTTGAAATACCAGTTATTGCCGATGCAATAACAGCAAATATATTATCTTCTAACATAATCTTTTAATAACAACAATTACGGGGGTCAGTAGGGTCAGTATATATCGGCATACCCTTAGTAAAATATTTATAAGCCCTTCTATTACCATTTGGTATTTGAATGCCAGAAAAGTAATTAACTGAATTGCTTGGTATTCCACCATCGTTGGAGTTGAACTGAAAATATAATGGATAATCAGCTTGACGAGGACTAATATAATCTTGTAATCTTTGACTATACCACTCGTATCTATTTTGATGTATATTTCTTAAATAAGACATATCACCTTTATCTACCGCACGTGAGTTAGGACTTTCACCAATAGAAACTGATTTATTCATCATACGCATATAAATTGAAGGTAATGCTTCATATACCGCTCTCCATAACAGATATGGGGCAATATAATTTTCTACCAACGTTGTTTCAGCTGAGGTTAATGTCCCCCCTTGTGCTGCTGATAATATGTGTTCGTAAAACTCCGTTCCTAATAAATTGTGTAATCCTATTTCTTGTGCTATTTGGATATTTGGTAATAAAATTGCTTCATCGAGGTTTTCATTCACCTCTGTAAAACTTTTAACTTTTTCTGCGCTGACTAATAATACTCCTAAACTCATTCTTCTATTTTACTTTCTATTGTGGGGACAACTTCTTCCCCTTCAAATAATTCATTTTGAACTATTGTAATTTTATGGACTTCACCAGTCTTAAAGAATAACAACTTCTCAAACTCACGGATAAGATATTGTTGTTTAGGTATTACATTTGTCTTTAAGAAATGTTCGTACCCTTCGATGATTTCTTGTTTTGTTCCCAACTGACCTGCCGTTTTTATACCTAATAGGTCTGGCTTAGTTATTCCGTGTGATTGAATGATTTTACTTTGCACTATTTCATTTAATGAATTAAAAAGGTCTGCATTATTGTTAGGGGTTATTGTTGTAAAGGTAGGTTCGTTTTCTTTACTATCACTAAAATTAAGAAACATCTTACCTGCATTATTACCCGAACTATATTTTTCCTCCAAGTGTCGATAAATCATATCCCTTTCTTCATCATCTGGTACTCCATTATTAAGTGATATTGCCAACGACGGAAAATAACCATTTTGAATATTGTTAAGTTCTAAGTTCATTATTTCAATATCTATTTGTACTGGTATTCTACCACCAATCCAATAAGGTAATGGATAATACTTTTGATTAGGTTGATACGGAAATGAATAATATATTTGACTATTACCTTCACCATCTAAGTTAAATGATGGTATTTGAATTGGTTTATATTTTCTAATATCACTCCAATCAGCAGAATAAAAATAATCTTTAACATAATCAAAATCATCCACCTTACCACTTCTAACCTTTGAAAAGTCCATATGGTATATTTCACTTATACCTTCACCATCTTTTCTTTTAATGGTGTTAAGGGCAATACCTCCGTGTATTACATAATCTAATGCTGTTTTCTTATAAAGGTCATAAAGGGTCTCTGTTGAATTCATTAAAGTAAAACCTTCCTTACCATCAATTAACAAATCTTTTCCCACCACACCCGATACAACAGAGTTTATACACGCTCTGTTAATCGAACTGAAATTATACATATCTATTGAATGTTGTGGTTGCAAATTATTCTCACCAAATAATACATATGGTTTTTGCGTAATCTTTTCTTCAAATGATGGTATATAAGCTGGCTCCCCGAACTCAAACAATCTTAATCCTTTATTCTTACCTTCCATATTAACTAATATAATTTTTTAATTTTTTCACTTATTATACTGCACTAAAATTACCGATTTCAGTTAATACCAAATCACCATTTATTGCGTACGCTTGGTATAAGTTCCAACTATTATTTGATGGGTTAGGTAATGAACCACCAACGGCATAAACATCACCACCACCACTTATCGTCATACTACTAATACTATAATTACCATTAGCAAATACCCAAAAAACATAATTGCTTCCTTCTTGTATATTACTAAAAACAACTGATGCATTACCAGTTAAATTAAACTTAAACCATCTACCTAATGATAAATCTACGGGTATTGTCCCCGAAACATTACCACCATCTATAACTGGTTCTCGTGTAAAGTTGCTTACCTTAATTTTATTTGTTGTCGTGCCAGTCACATCAACAATTGCAATAACATCATTTTCAGTCCTTGCTGTTAATTCTACCAATTCACTTATTTTCTTATCTGCCATAACTTTATTTTTATATTATTAAATTATCACCCCCTTCGGTCAATAAGGGGTCTCCACCTTCCGTTAATATGTTGTCGTTGGTACATACACCAACAAAACTAAATATTCCCGTATCTGTTGAACCACTACCAACATAAGTAATACCACCACTTACTACTGCTTGATAAATTGGTGTTGAAGGTAATACTTGTTCGCACACTTCTAAACTATATGATGTTGTACTTCCAGTATTTATCGACCATATATTATCATTACTACCTAATGGATTATAATATATTCTACCGAAATATTGTGCTTGATTAAAATATGCTCTATAACATACTTCACTAAATGATGTGCCAGTATAACTATTTGTTGTATATGTATAATAATCAAAATTATTACCAGAAAGTGGGAAAAATAGTTCTGGTATAGGACCAGTTTCACCATCACTATCTTTTGGAAATAATATACTTGAAGTACTAACTGAACCATCTAATTTACTTTGTATTTTATCTGCCAACCATAATGCAGGGTTAAAACTATCACGGAAATTATTTATTGTAATAGCCGTTATAATTTGACTTGGTAGTGTTCCTACACGATTAATTTCATAACCTAATGATATTACTTGGTCGGGGTCAAATTGAACCTTAAAACCAGGCCACGTTGAACCAGTCTTTATTTCTTGCCATATTGTCTCACCAGAATAATAATTAAATATATTATCAACACACGTAATAGCTGTACCATCATTATAACCACACGTATCATATCTTCTAACAACACCCGTTTCTAAGTTTTCAACCAACGTATCTGGTATATCAATAGACCAATTATAATAATTTGCTGCCGAGTTAAAACCATTTACTTTTAATGGGACAATAAATAAGTCCTCGTTTCTACCTTCATCATAATAAACATAATTGCTATTACTTTCGTTCGTTGAAGTATAAGTATAACCATATACGTCTGGTTCGTTTTTATCTTCAACAAAACATCTACCTTCTTCTAATTTATTAAATGCATATTGAGGGTTCGTTTGTCCCGTATTTATCATTTCATAAATACTATAATAGTATTGACCTGGATAAGGAAAAAGGACATAAGGTATATCACCCGTATAACCAACGGGTTTTTCACCTTCAATAAACTCGAATTCATCATATCTATTGACCGATGTGGATACGTTTTTTGGATAAAATCTAACCTTTTCTTTTGATATTATATGCTCGAAAGAAAATAAATAATTCGCATTAGAAAGGGTTTTATGTATAGATAATGATACACATAAATTATTTTTTTCATCTCTTTTTATAACTAACATTAGTAATGTATATTATATATTTTATCCAATAGGTCTTCAACATCCACCTCTCCATCTACATTAAAGGTGTGTTTTAGACGTTTGTGGGAGTTTTTATGTTGTTGATGGTATAAGACCTCCACTTCAACAATATCAGTCCTTATATCCAATATTATTTTACCTATACTATACCCCGTATAACGTTCGTGTTTATAAATAAAATCACCCCTTGCATCCAACATTTTTAATAATTTTCAGTTGTTTAACATTATACCAATAAATCACTTGGGTCAGGCAATATGGGTTTAGGTATATAAGTCCATACATCACCCTCCAAATAATAACCACTTGGGTAATAATCTTCGGGTATATCATTTCGTTCCAAGATTTCATAAGTATCTCGGTCATCAGTTGCAATATAAAATATATCGGGTACTGGTATTGTTGTATCCACCTTTATTACATTTTTCATACCTTCAAATTCAACTCGGTCAATACTTGTCCCGACTTGTAAAACTATATTATCTGTATTTCTTAATATCTTCATATCTTAATTATTTAACCTCGTCTATATCCATAATCAACCTCAAATACATCTATATTTTGTGTTTGAGTTCTCTGCGTCCAAGTAAATCCATCGGGACTAGTCACGACCTTACCAGACCTTGATACAGCAACAAATAAATCAACTGGTGCTGGTACATGCACACAAGTCAGATAAAAGTTTCCATCAATATTCGGTAATGTTGTTGCCGACCAGTTTATTCCGTCATCACTTATTGAACCAGTATTATTACTATAAGATACTAGTAAAGTT